ACCCACGCCGCTGTCTCCATCGTTCGCCGCTGCAAGCGTTGGCGGGGCATCGCGACGGCGTGCTCCCAGCTGACGCAAGCCACGTCGCCGCAGCAGTTGCTGGCCACGACGAGTTTGCCGCCGCCACAGCGCGCGCCAAAGTTCTCGCCGTACTTGTCCTCGACGATAAAACGGCGCACCGGGCCAACGCGGCCTTGCCAGCGCATCACCGGCGTGCGAGATCCCGTCATGCGGGCCCCGGTCCAGATCCAGCAGCCCGAGTCCTCGTCAGCCACCGCGTGCGCTTGTACGGCCTCGAGTAGCGTCGTGAAAATCTTGCGTGTCATGTCGGTCAATCGGTTAAACCTGGGTAAGGTGCATTGACCGGGGGGATCACCACCGACCAAATGGCGGGAGCGCGACCCCGATCAAACGCGCCCCAGCCGAAAATGTAGGCGTCTGGCATGTTGGCCAGGGCCAGGCGCACGGTGCGCGGGGAAGCGCTCACAGTGCCCGCCAGCACGGCCACGGTGGCCGGGCCGGTCTTGCGCAGCACGTAGCGCAGCTTTGGGTGCAGCGCTGGCCTCATGCCTTAACCGCCTGCTGCGCCATGGCCGCTTCGGTTTGCTCGCGGATCCGAGCAAAGGTTGCGCGGATGTCCGTGTTTACGGCGCTGCGGTACTGAAAGCGAGAGCCCAAGCCGATCAACGGCTGGGAGGGTTTGCAGACCGTTTGCGAGCGGGTAGTGGTGTTTTGTTCGGTGGTCATAGCGGTGCGTCGTCCTCTGTAAATTCGTCCAAAAAGTGATAGTCGGGCGCTTGGATCAGCGCTTGCACGGGTGTGCGGTCTGGGTAAGGGTTGGCTGGCGCAGGAGCCGGGCGTGCCTGGTGGGCTTGGTGTTTGCCGTTGACCACGGGAAAGGGCCAGGGCCGCAGGTCTTGCTCTTGCATCAGGGCCTCCAGTACAAGAGGTCCAGGCCGACCACCAGAAAAGCCACGAAGCACATGGCCAGCATTAGCAGGTTAAAAGTTTTGTCAGACATTCTCAGATCTCCTCGTTGTTAATGGTTTCCACGCACAACGGCGTGAGCGGGTCGTAGGTGCTCGACGCGCTGGCCGTGGTGTTCATGTCAAATTCGAGCGACGCTCGGACTGCGTAGACCCGGCCATTCAGGGCGTTGTATCGGCGGATGTAATCGGCTGCCGTCATGCCCGCCACGTAGCGCGGGAATTTGCGCTTTTCGGCGCTGCGCAAGAACCGACGGCGGGCGGTCATCATGCGGGCGATCAGGACTTTGGTGTCTGCGGACATGTCTGTCTCCTTTTGCTCAACAGCACCGCGCTGTCGATAAGGTGTATTAGACCAGACTTTGGACGTTTATGTCCAACCCCGTAAAAATAAATTGCAGCGTTGTATTTGCGCAACAAAGGGGTGTGCACCCCCTTGTCGGCTGAGGCTTAGACGAACGGTCGCAGGTTCGGGGCCTTCCAGCCCTCGGGCTTGCCGATCTTGCCGCCCTCCAAAATCACGGGCTTGCCGTCCACCAGCTTGGCGTCGTTGCTGGCCATCACGGCTTCGTCGGCTCCTGGCTTGTCAAAGCCCGCCATGAAAGCCACGCCGTTGCCGGTGACCTCAGCGTCGCACAGGGCATCGAGCGCGTCGGTGCGCAGGTGCGTCGGTATGTAGACCGTGATCTCCTGGCGCTTCAGCTTGCTTGCGAACCACTCCAGATCCAGGCGCGTGCGGTCCAGCAGCTTGGCGTAGCCCTCCTTGTCGGTGCGCAGCACCTCGAGGAATTCGCACAGCTCCTCGATGTGGCAGCCGATCTGCACAGCAAGGCCTTCCGGGTTTGGTGTCTTGCCGCAGGCCTCGAGCCAGGCTTTTGTTCGTTGAAAGTTGGTGGTCATTTGACGCGGTCCTTGTAAGTTGTAAAACGCCACGAGGTGGCTTCGGTTTCGATGCGCTGCCAAACGGCCTCGCGCTCACTTTCTGGCATGACCTGCCAGCCGGACACCTCAAGGTAGTGTCGGCCGCAGCCCTTGCAGATCTCGTCGTATAGGGTGGTGCACACGCCGATACACGGGCTATCGGGGCGCGTCATTTCGGTGGCTGCGACGTGCGCGCTTTGTGGATGGCCTTTTCCATTTGCAGGACCGTGCACTCCTCGAGCTGCTGCGTGTGCACTTCAAGGCCGACCTTGACGGCTTGCAGCTCTGGCCCCGTGAACAAAAAGCGCCCTGCGGCCTCGCCCCTGGCGAACATCGTGTCTGCGGCCTGGCGGGCTTGCGTGAGCTCTGGCAGCCAATCAGCGCCCAGCCGTTTGTGCGTCTTGGCCAGCCAAATGGCCATCCCAAAAGCCTCGCGCAACGTGTGAGCGTGCTCGCCCAGGCCGTGGCCGAGGATCAGCGCGTCAAAGGCTGCGACGTTGGCCAGCTTGAGCTCAGTTCCGGCTTTGGGCACGGAGCCAACAGGTTTAAAGCCTGCCACGATCCAGCTGAGGTTATCTGCGCGCACCGGCTTGGGCTTGTAGGCTTTTTTCTTTTTGGCCGTCATGCTTTCCGTTCCTTCCAAAAAGCCCACGCATATACGGCTGTGTGAGCGATGCCGATTAGGTAAATCCACCAAGTCATTTGTTGTTGTCCTTCAGCGCGGCCTGCAAGCCTGCCAAGCCGCCGACCCGTTGGCCGTTGATGAAAATTTGAGGCATCTGTCGAATGTCGGGGTATTCCAAGGAGAACGCCACCCGCTCTTGCGGGTGGTCAATGTCAACCTCGGCGTACCCAATCCCCTTGCTGTCCAGCAGTCGCTTGGCCGTCACGCAGTTGGGGCAGCCTGCTTTTGTGTAGATCACGACGTTCATGGCGTGTTCTTCTCCTTATATCGAATTCTTCGCTTTGAGTTCGGCTTCGATTGTTAGTGCAAACATGATTGCAAATTCGCGTTCACCACACATGCCTTGATCTACCACCTCAATTTCTTCATCCGTCAGCCCAACCCACGCACTCCTTTGATCCTTCGGATCTGGTGCTGATTGCCGCTGTGCTGCGGGTGGGGTGGTGTAGAGCTTGGTGTTCGGCTCAAGCATCTTGTATTGCTGGATAAACGTGCCACCATAAGCGTCTGTCTTTTGCCGAACAATTGCCACAGGCTCTACGTCACTGCGTGACTGCTGCACCAGTTGCGAAGCAACGTAAGGTGCTGCCAACGGTGTAGCCGTGAGAAGGGCTTGCTTGATGGCGGTGATGGCGTCATGGATGTATTCCGGCGATCCATCTTCGTCACCCCAGTCACGGTAATTTTCACGCTCTGTTTCCAACGCCTCCAGCGCCAGCTTCAATGCTTCGTCTTTGGTCATTCAAAATCTCCCTTGCGCAGGCGGCGCTTAAGTTCGTTGATCTGGTTGCGCGCGTCGATCAGGTTCTTGCGGGCATCGGAATAGCGGGACTTCCAGTCATCGGCCCTTGCGTTGGACTTGACTAGGCGCGCGTTGGTGCGGCGTTGCAGCGCTTCGTAGGCTAGGCGATGCGTCTTGCGCTCAGCGGCCAGGTCCTTGTCGTGCTGGGCTTGTGCCGGGGCTAGGATTTGCTGCACTTGCTCGGGCGTGAGCGTCAGCAGGCCGCCGGGGGTGGGTTTAACGGTCATCGGGGGCTTTCCTTTAGGTTGGTGGGTTGGGGTTACAAGCGCTCGATGGCGTCGCGGAATTGCATTTCGATCTCTTTGCGCAGCGCTTCGTAGGCCCGGTCGACTTCTAGGCGGTGCCTTTGGTAGCTGGCCTCTGAGCCTTTGTGGACCGTGCCGTGGTCAAAAGCTGCGGTGCGCAAGCGCCGCACGAGATAAAAGATGTGGTGCTCGTCCGCCGGGGGCGCGGGCCGCAGGCAGCCGGGGGTGGGTTTAACGGTCATCGGGGGCTCTCCTTTAAATTATCGCGAATGGCTTTCCACTGTTGACGCTCTTTTTCAAGTCGCGCAATGTGGGTCTCATAGTGCTCAATGCGGGCCATGTACTTGTCAATGCGGGCTTGCGCTCTGTCGTATCGGCACGACACTTCGCCGCGCGCAATGGCCGCCTGGCGCTCGACGCTGAGCTCGTGCGGTTTCTTGGCGTTGATCTTTGATTCGCGGGCTTCCTCCAGCCGGGATTCGACCAAGTCGAGCCGCTCTTCGTGATACGTGATGGCGTTCGCGATGCGCGTGAGCTCGGTTTGGATCTCAATGGGCGAGGGCATACGGACTTGCTTGGGCTTGGCCTGCTGCGCGGCACGGGCTGCGCGCTCGACGGCTTGGGCGGCTTTGGCTGGGGGTAAGTCCTCACGCAGTTGCGTCACGTCCAAAGGCTCGTAGCCCAAAGGCGCGCCCTCTCGCATGCTTGGGTCCGCTTCGGCCCGCAGCGCAAGCCGGGACAGCAGCTTGTCGGCTCGACGGCGGTTGCGCTCGCGCCAGTGTTTACGCTTGAGCTCAAGGTCTTCGGCGTAACTGCGCTGCGGTTTGGGCAACCGGCCTCGCTCGGTCAAGCCGCAGTATTGGAATATCCAAACCTGCAAGGCAGGGTCGAGCGTCAGACTGACGCTAGGTGAAAGATCAGGGCCCATGAGGTCTTCGTACTCTCGGCGCAGACGTGACAGGGCGACGTGGATGGACGCGCGTTGGTGCGACCCTTGGGGCAGCGCGATTGTGGTTCCCGGCGGGGACGCGATCAGCTGCCGAAGCCGGGAGGTCAGCGAAGTGGGGCTGGAAAGCCGTGGCATAAATGCTTTCTGAAGTTAGCGGAACGCCGAGCATAGCATACGCTAACCCGGTTTGATAATCTGTTTTGAAATGGTTTGGGTTGCAGTCAAATATGGGTGTACTCTGGACTTAGAAGATGTGAAGTAGATGTGTATTTTTCCCCAACAGCGCGTAATTTGGTAGTTTTTAGGGCTTTATGAGTTTGAGCTAAGTAGCAGGTACACCAGCAATTGGCTGCAACCCAAACCATTTCAAAACAGATTATCAAAAGGACTTAGACGGCTTGTAAAGAGGTCGGGTGTTCGGGATAGTCGGCGAGTCGGCCTTTGTCGAGGATGGGGGCGTCAGCCAGTGCTCGGGCAGTAGCCGGTGGGGCGGCGAGGCGGGTAATCGTAGAATGTCCAAATCGTTTGAACAATTGGAGGTGGCCGATGGCCGGGACTACGAAGAAGAGGACGGATCTTGCTCGCATGTTGCATGAGCCGGGATTGGCTGAGCAGGTTGTGGAGCTGGCTAAAGCTGGGCAGCCGGTTGCTCGGATATGCGCAATTACGGGGCTCGGGAAGGCGGCGCTGTACGCTTGGCAGGATCAGACGCCGGAACACGCCGAGCTCTTCGCGCGGGCCCGCGCACTAGCAGCCCATGACCTAGTCGACGAAGCCCTGAAGATCGCAGACAACGCGGACCCCGAGGAGATCCAGAAAGCCAAGCTGCGCGTGCAGACCCGCCAATGGACCGCTGAGCGCTGGAACCGCAAAGACTATGGCCAGGCCAAGGCCGAGGTGGCGATCAGCATCAGCGGCCTGCATATCGAAGCGCTGAAGCGCCGACACTCGGACGTGCCGCACGACGTCACGGACGTGGTGCCCAAGCCAATGAGCCAGATAGAGGCCAGCCAGGTATCGCATGGGCCGACGCAAGAGGATCTCGATGCACTCTGACGTGTGGACAACTCAAGAGCCGCACGTCCGCATCGCAGCGCGATCGACTTAACATAAAACTACTCGTTGGAAGTGGGGCATCGTATGTCAGCATCGCGTAAGGTCCGAAACCTGTGCGCAGCCTGTGGATAACTCGGCAGGTCGGCTCGGACCCCCTCCCCGGGCCCCGTTGGGTCCCCCGGGCGCGGCATTGCAAGGCCCCCCTACGCACACCCGCTCTCCCGAGAAAAAAAATTAAGCACTTTCCAAAATCTCGCAAGGGCCGAATAGAGAGCCCCTCTCCTAAGACCCGAATCCCGAAAGGACCGACATGACGAAGCAGACCAACGAGTTCGACGATTTCCTCGAGCGGTACTACGACCAGCCGACGCTCTTTGTGCGGGAGGTTTTGGGGCAAGTGCCCGAGCCGTGGCAAGACGAGGCGCTAACGGCCATGGCGTCAGGCGAGCGCCGGATCTCGATTAGGTCCGCGCACGGTGTCGGAAAATCGACGTTCGCCAGCTGGGCTTCGATCTGGTGGGCGACGACGCGCTACACGGTGAAGGTCGTCATCACAGCGCCCACGTCCAGCCAGCTGTACGACGCACTTTTCGCCGAGCTGAAAGCGCAAATGCGCAAAATGCCCGAAGGCCTGCTGGGCCTGTTTGAGATCAAGCAAGACCGAATCGAGCTGAAGTCAGCGCCGACTGAGGTGTTCATTTCCGCGCGTACCTCACGAGCCGAGCAGCCCGAAGCCATGCAGGGGGTGCACGCCGAGTTTGTGCTGCTGATTGCCGACGAAGCGTCTGGCGTGCCCGAGGCCGTGTTCGAAGCCGCTGTGGGTTCGATGTCTGGCCACAATGCCGTGACGCTGCTTTTGGGAAACCCGACGCAGTCCAGCGGTTTGTTCTACGACACGCACAACCGGTTGAAGGATGAGTGGTGGACCAAGCGCGTATCGGCCTTCGACGTGCCAAACCGAGTGTCGGCTGACTTCATCAAGGAAGTGGCCCAGACCTACGGCGAGAACAGCAATGCGTACCGGATCCGAGTCCTGGGCGAGTTCCCCCTGGCCGACGACGACTCGATCATGCCGATGTCTCTTTTGGAGGCAGCCAAGGTGCGTGACATTTCTGTCAACCCGTCGGCGTTGGTGGTTTGGGGCCTTGACGTGGCGCGCTTCGGATCGGACAGGACCGTACTGTCCAAGCGCCGGGCGACCAAGCTGCTAGAGCCGCAAAAGATCAAGCGAAACCTGGACACCATGCAAGTCGTGGGCTTTGTCGTCAACGAGTGGAACGAGACGCTGGCCCAGCACCGGCCCATCGAAATCATGGTCGACTCGATTGGCCTGGGCGCGGGCGTGGCCGACCGGCTGCGTGAGCTGGGCCTCCCAGCCAAGGACGTCAACGTGAGCGAAGCCCCAGCCTTTGGTGAGAAATACATCAACCTGCGGGCCGAATTGTGGTTTCGGGGCAAGGAGTGGCTGGAAAAACGCAATTGCTCGCTCATGGAAGCTGACAGTCGCTTAATCGACGAGCTGGCGACGGTCAAGTACAATTTCACATCAAACGGCAAGATCAAAGTCGAGTCGAAAGACGATTTGAAGAAACGGACCCGAGACAAGAGCAGCCCCGACTTGGCCGACTCGTTTCTTCTGACCTTCGCCGGAGAAAATGGCATCCAAGTAGCAGCCGGGGGAACCCAAAAGCACACCTGGAACAAGCCGCTGCGGCGAAACTTCGCCCGGCACACCTAAGAGGCCCCCATGGATAAAGACTTCGACAGCCAAGACGAGACGTACCTTAAAGAAGAGGACGACAACGCGGGGCCATCGCCAGACGACAAGCTGCCCGAGGGCCTGGCCGAAGCGCTGGCCGCCGAAGTCACCGACGCCATCTCCTACGTCGAGGAGGCGTTTTCGGACATCCAGGCCGACATGACCGACTTCTACAAAGGCGAGCTGCCGGGGATCCGCGAGGAGGACGAAAAAGACAACCGCTCGGACTTCGTGAGCCGCGACGTGCACGATGCCGTGGCCGCTTACATGCCCGATCTCATGCGCGTGTTCACCGGACCCGACCACGTTCTGGAGTTTGAGCCCACCCGCCAGGAAGACGAAGCGTATGCGTCGCAGGCCACTGCCGCCGTGCGCAACATCTTCGAAAAAGAAAACGACGGCTGGGGCATCATCCACGGCGGCTTGAAAGACGGCTTGATCCGCAAGTACGGCGTGGCCACCTGGTACTTTGAAGAGCTCGACACGGGTTACGAAAAAGAGTACACCGGGC